TTGTCCGGGAACCGGACGGACGATTGACAACCCGCCCGGAAAGAGAGTTTAACCGGGAGTTTGAGCCGAAAGGCGTAAGCGTACCGAAAGAACCCGGCGATAAGGGATGCGGGAATTGCGCCAACTTTACAAACGAGGACGTCAACGGGAACGGTTATTGCGAGGCGTTCAAATGCGAACAATCGTGCGGCGTTATGCCGTGCCAAGAGTACAAACCCAAAAATCAATAAAGCGATGAACAAAAGAGAAAAATTTTTGAAAGAGATTGCCGAGGTTATCAACCGTAATTCTTTGGAGGCGCATTTTAACGATACCCCGGATTACATATTGGCGGAAGTAGCAGTTGAAGCAATGGAGAATTTCGCCGAAGCGTCCGCACGGAGGGACAATTGGCACGGGTTCAAAGAAGCCGATAAGCCGGGCGAGGTTGTGCGGAATGAGGATTGCGACAATTGCCCGGTTCGGGGGATTTGCCCGGAGCATAAGAAGCCGGAGGCGTTCGACGTCCCAAAGGAGGTGCGAGCAATGGCGGAATTTTTCGGCAAGATGTTCCCCGGTTCCAAAGTAGAAATACACCGGGTCGAAGTGCCACGGCGCAACCCACGGGATAAACGCCGGGGAAAGAATAAACGCAACGGGAAAGGAGGGCGCAATATATGAAACCCGTTGAATTTCCCGGCGTAAATGTGGTTTTTGCAAAAGACCAACCGGAATACGTACCATTGCCCGCAATGAAAGTACCCGACGACCCGCAAGGATTGATAATAACGAAATGGGAATTATCCCCGGACGAATTGAAGCGAATACAAGAAACGGGGACAATTCATTTATCCGTACTAACGTTTAATCAGCCATTGCAACCCGTGTTACTGACGGTCGATTTGCCGACCGAATAAGAGAGCGCAAGCCCCGGAAAACAAAGCCGGGGTTTTGCCGTTTATATGTGAGAGAGAACAAACGGTTGGCAATGCGGCGAAAAAGCCGTAAATTTGCCCCGTGGTTAAAAGATAACCGCCGAGATATAGAAAGTATCGGATAAGACAATAAAGCCTCTTAAGATGGAAATTCCCCGCAAATAACTTGCATTAGAAAAACATTTGGTACCTTTGCAAAAAAAGATATGGAAGTTTGGAAAGATATACCCGGTTTTGAGAATTACCAAATATCCAATTATGGTAATGTAAAAAGCCTCAATTATGGGAGGACAGGACAACCCAAGTTGCTAAAACCAACTGTAAGCGGAAAAGGTTATTTGCAAGTAAGGTTATCGAAGTCCGGTAAACCAAATGCGTTGTTGGTTTATAGATTGGTTGCAATGGCATTTGTTCAAAATCTAAATAACCGGAAACAAATAAATCATAAGGACGAAAACAAGTTTAATAATAATGCCGATAATTTGGAATGGTGCGATAATCAGTATAACAATACATATAACGGCAAACATAACAAAATTGCCAAACCTGTAATACAACGTTCAAAAGCCGGAAACGAAATTGCCCGGTATAAATCTATAAGGGAAGCGGAAAGAAAAACGGGAATAAAAAAATATAACAATTACCCGATGTTGTAAAGGAGTGTATAAAACGGCGGGCGGGTATGTGTGGGAACACGATTTGACGATGAAGGAGGTTTGACGATGAAAAAGAGAAAGAAGCCATTAGGCTACAACAAACGTTCCGAGGAACAACGAATTTATGACATTCGGTTTTGTGCCGATTTATTTTTGCGTGGTTATTCGTACCGGGAAATTGCGGACGCATTGAACCGGGATTTGTCCGCCCGTGGAATGGGTTATACAATAACCTTTCAAATGGTTTATTACGATTTGCAACAATGCCTTATCGAATGGAAGCGGGAACGGTTGGATACAATCGACGAATATGTTACACAGGAATTGCGAAAGTTGGATAAAATGGAGCAACAAGCGTGGGAGGCGTGGGAGGTATCCAAAACCGGAAAGCAGCGCACCAAAGAGAAAACCAACCGGGGGTGTCCTATCAAAACGGATGCGACCGACGGCGACCCGGAATATTACGGGTATGACGAAACGACCGTTGAAACGTCGGCGGGCAATCCCCGGTTTTTGGATTTGTTGTTGAACATTCAACAACGCCGGGCAAAGATGTTGGGATTTGATGCACCCGTTAAAATCGAAATCCCCGGATACAACGCCGGGACGGACGACGATAAACCGAAATACGATGTTAAGGCAATCCCGGACGACCTGTTGTTTGCCGTCGCAGACAAATTGCAGTCCGCCGAATTTCAAAAGACAATCGCCGAGAAAGGAGGGGCGCAATAATGGCAAAGCGAATGAATGTTGTTAAACAGGTTGTAACCAAACCGAACCATTATTGCGGGGATTGCGGACACGGTGTTTGGTATTTCGACCATGCAAATTTAGATGTTGCAAATAGATTGCCGATTTGTTGCCGTTGTCCGTTTAGCCCGAACCGTTGCCGGATAAGGAGCGAAATGGCGTGTTTGAATTGGATACCGAAAAAGCCCGGCGAATTGATAGTTACACCCGATAAAATTGTACGACCATGAGCAACGAGGAATTATTGAAGATGTACGAGGCAATCAAGGCAGACCCCGGCGAATTGGTGCGAGCCGCCGCCCGTAAACGTCTTATCAACTTTGCCCGGTATATGCAACCGGATTTGGTGTTGGAGCCGTTTCATGTTGTATATTATACCCTGTTGGATATGTTTGCGCATGGCAAAATACGAAAGATGATTGTACAACAGCCGCCGCAACATGGCAAATCGGAGGGGTCAAGCCGCAAATTACCCGCATTTATGTTGGGGTTAGACCCCGACCGCAAAATATGTATCGGTTCGTATGCGGCGACAATCGCACGGGATTTTAACCGGGACGTTCAACGAATAATCGACACGCCCCGGTATCGTGAATTATTCCCCGGCACGTACTTAAATGGGTCGAACGTCGTAACAATGGCGAATACCTATTTGCGCAATTCCGATGTTATCGAAATGGTCGGGCGTAAGGGGTCGTTGCGTGTCGTCGGTCGTGGCGGTTCGCTGACGTCTAAAACCGTGGACGTTTCGATATTGGACGACGTGTATAAAGATTACGCCGAGGGTAACAGCCCGATAGTACGGGCGGCGGCGTGGAAATGGTACACGACCGTTGTACGCACCCGTTTACACAATGATAGTCAAGAATTGATTGTATTTACCCGTTGGCACGATGACGATTTGATAGGGCGCATTGAAAAGAGCGGCGAAACGATTATTGATGTTAAGTGTTGGGCGGATTTGGAGGACGTAACGCCGGGGGCGTGGGTGCGCATAAACTTTGAGGGGTTGAAAACCGGGGAACCGACCGAGATAGACCCACGGGAACCGGGGGCGGCATTATGGGAAAGCCGACACAGTAAGCAAAAGTTGGAAGCGCAAAAGGCATTAGACCCGGTGCAATTTCAATGCCTGTATCAAGGCAACCCCGGTTCCGCCGAGGGTCGATTGTACCAACCTTTCAAAACGTGGGTCGAAAAATCCGATTACGGCACGTACATTCGTTCCGGCGCATACATTGACGTTGCCGACGAGGGCGACGACCTGTTGTTTGCCGCAACGTATGACGTGTATAAGTCCGACAATATGTTTTTCAACGAGAAAACAAAGCGCATGGAGCCGATATTGTTTGCCCTTATTACAGATATGGAAATGACGGACGAAAATACGGACGTTACAACCGTAACCGTCCCGGCGATGATTAACCGGAACGGGACGCAAAAAGCGTGGGTTGAGAGCAACAACGGTGGTGCTGGTTATGAAAAGGTTATCAAAAAGAAAGTCCGGGCGATTACCGACCCGTTTTATCAAGGGGGCAACAAGGAAAGCCGGATAATAACAGCGTCCGCAATGGTTAATCAACATATAATTATGCCGTTCGGTTGGGAAACCCGGTACAAAGCCGTTTACGACCATGTAACCGGATTTTTGCGCAATTTCGGAGCCAATACGCACGACGACCCGGAGGACGGATTGACCGGGATATATGAAAAGGAGATTGCGGACGGCAATATACAGCCATACGCACACGCAAACCGAGGCGTAAGACGACGCAATTAGCAATATTTTTGAGATATGCAAGATTATCCGGGAAAAAGTTTATAACTTTGTAACCGAAACGAGGGGGCAAAGGGACAGCCCCGGAGAAAGTAACAATATTTTTAACGTTAAAAACAAAGAAGTATGATTTGTAAATGTCCGGCGGGGCCGGCGTTGCCCGATGTACCCGCAATTACGTGTCCGGAAAGTTTCGGACAGGTTCAGAAAGTGGCTTTTCAACGTCTTATGAAAGACGACGGAAGCAAAAACAGTTTTACGAGTGAAAAAGCGATTACGGCGTTAGCGTCGTGGACGCCCCTGTTATCGGCGGCGGATAGCACGAAAGTAGTTGTTTCGCCGTATATCCAAGCCCCGACCGCCGAGGCGGGAGCCGCCCGCACCTTTGGAGGCGGTAACGAAACATTGGGAGGTATCGAAGAAATTATTGGACGTGAACCAACCCCGTTTACCGGAGTTATCCGCAAAGCCCCGCAGGAGGTTATCAAGGCATTAAAGGAAATGCAATGCGAAAGTTGGAGCGACAATTTGGGTATCTTCATTTTCGACGAAAACGGCGCAATCGGCGCAATCAAGGGGGATGCCGACGGTACATATTACCCGATACCGATACGTTCGTTGTTTATCGGCGATAAGACGTTGGGCGGATTGGAAGCCCCGGACAGCAATGCAATACAATGGTCGTTTTTGCCGAATTGGTCGGACGATTTGGCGATTGTTGCCCCGGCGTTTAACCCGCTTACGGATTTGAAACCCGCACGAAAGTAATGACGGCGAAAGTTACAAAGGTCGTGTTGGAGTGTCCGACCCTTAACACGACCGAAGAATTTGAGATTAACCACGCCGAACGCCTGTTGAGGATGCCTAACAATGGCGGTTGGCAGTTGCCCGAAAAAACACCTTTTGAATTTAGCAAAGAAAATGGGATTAGATATAAAACGCATAAGAAAGGAAATAACGGAACCGAGGAAAATGGCGACGATAAATAAAGCGGTCATACACCAAAACCGCATTAAATTTCACGCCCAAACCAACGTAACGCCCTTAATGTGTTTACCCACGACCGATTTTTTGGCATGGGTTCAAAATCTTATCCCGCACGATAAATTCAAAATCTTCAAAACATTGTTCCGTTACCCCGTTCGTACCAACGAGGTAACGGGCATTTGTTTTGATAAGTTAAGCCGTATTTTCGACGGTCGTAACCCGGCGTTCAACTATCAATTTCAAAACACGGAACAACGGGACGATTGGGAGTATTACCGCCAAGATGTATTAAAGGAGCCGGAAATTTGGAGCACGAAAGGTTGGGAGTTTTTCAAGACGGAAATAAACAGCGTCTTAATAGTTGATTTGCCCGCCGAGCAAAACCCCGCCGACCGATACCCGACCCCGTATTTTTATTGGCTACCTATCGAAAGCGTCATAACCTTTGAGGCAAACCGGACAACCGGGGTTATGGATTGGATAATTTTCCGCCAACCCGATAAACGTATTGCAGTTATTGACGATGAACGATACAGAGTATTTGCAGAGGACGGCGGCGGCAACATAGGCGAATTATTGGTTGATAACCCACACGATTTGCGCTATTGCCCCGCCCGTTTCTTTTGGAACGAGCCAATGAATTTGCGAGAACCGGACGTTAAACAATCCCCGCTAACAAAAGAATTGGAGGCGTTGGATTGGTTTTTGTTTTTCCATATATCGAAGCGGCATTTGGATATGTACGGGGCGTACCCGATATATTCCGGTTACGAACAATCGTGCGACTTTACAAACGCAGAAAACGGCGATTATTGCGACGGTGGATTTTTGAAAGACAAACAAGGGTATTACAGGTTAGACCAAGCCGGGTTACTTATGCGTTGCCCCAAGTGCGGCGACAAACGGATTACCGGGGCGGGTTCCTTTGTTGAAATACCGATACCGGACGGGGACAAACAACCCGATTTGCGGAACCCGGTACAAATGTTGACCGTTGACCGTACAAGTTTGGATTATAACGTTGAGGAAGAAAAGCGATTGCGGGAAAACATTATTACCGCCGTCGTCGGACAAAACGAGGAAGTAACCCAACGGGAGGCATTCAACGAACAACAGGTTAAAGCCGCATTTGAGAGCCAAAGCACGGTATTAAACCGAGTGAAAAAAGGCTTTGAAGCCGCCCAACAGTTCGTCGATGAAACGGTTTGCCGATTGCGATACGGCAATATGTTCGTATCTGCAAAAGTCAATTACGGCACGGAGTTCTATTTGTACGACGCAAGCGAGTTGCGGAACCGTTACAAGTTGGCAAAGGAAAGCGGCGCAAGTGAGGCAGAATTGGACGCCCTACAAAATCAGATTATCGAAACGGAGTACCGGAACAACCCAACCCAATTGCAACGTATGTTGATATTGGCAGAGTTGGAGCCGTACCGCCATTTGACCCGGAACGAGGTATTGGATTTGTACGGGCATAACTTAATCCCGGAGAATGAATTGCGTATAAAGTTGAATTTCGCTAACTTTGTCCGCAGGTTTGAACGGGAGAATACAAACATTTTGGAGTTTGGAACGCAAATACCATTCGACAAAAAGATTTCAGTAATAACAAGTAAATTTAATGATTACGCAAATGAACACAATGTTAAGTAGTGAGGTTTGGCAGGATATACAAGGTTATTCCGGCATATACCAAGTTAGTACATTAGGGCGTATCCGTAGTTTGAAAAAAGGGAAAATCAAATTACTAAAGCCTTATATCAACAATATGGGTTATGCTGTTTTATCTTTATATGCTAACCACAAACAAAAAACATATCATGTTCATAAATTAGTTGCTGAAACATTTTTAGTTAAAGTTGACGGCAAAAATTATATAGACCATATCAACGGTATTAAAACGGATAATAGAATTGATAATTTACGTTGGTGTACTCCAAAAGAGAACGCAAATTTTGAATTATCAATTATTAACCGAAAGCGTGCAATGCGTAAAGCGTGTGGAGTTTCTGTTAATCAATATGATTTAAGTGGTAATTATATTGCTACTTATGCGACATTAACAGATGCTCAAACTATTACAGGGATTGCATATCAAAATATACGTGCATGTTGTATTGGTAGGTATAAAACAGCCGGAAATTATATTTGGAAATTTAATAAATAAATTAAATTATGAGAGTAAAAGTAAACGATGGTAAAACAAAGGACGTTGCAATTACCGACGTCACCCCCGAAAACTACATTGTACCGAGTAATGAACAACATTTGTATCATTGCGTTATTGAGGTGCGCAAGTTTGACAGCGAAACGGGCAAACGCTTATCCGTTCCCCATATCCAAAAGTTCGGCAAAAAGTCCTTTGAAAATGGCATTTGGGACGCACTGAAAAAACAGGGTTACACGATTACCGTATTGCACGACCCCAACGAGTACGTCAAGGCGCAAGCCGAGGAAAAAGCGGCACGAACCGCCGCACAGCAGAAAGCCGCCGAGGAAAAAGCCGCCGCCGATGCAAAGGCAAAGGCAGAAGCCGAGGCGAAAGCCAAAGCCGAGGAAAAAGCGGCGTTAAAGGCTGAAATTTTGGCGGAATTGAAAGCGGCGGGAGTTATCCCGGCGGAACCCGCAAAAGAAACCAACGCCGATGCAAAGGCAAAGGCAGAAGCCGAGGACAAACCCGGAGCGAAAAAGTAACAGAGTATTAAACAATTAAAAAATACGATTATGGCACAGATTGCACAACAGGGCAATTTGGTTATTGAAGTAACAACAACCGCCGCCGCATTGGATGGCGCAACAAAGAAAAAGTTGATTGAATGTATTGAGGGCGGAACAATTACCGACGTCATTTTGGTAACAAAAGAGGTTGAAAAGAAAATCAGCCATGCACGTGTTGTTAGTTGGTTGGTTGACACAACCGGGGATTCCCCAAAATACACAATTGATATTATTAACGCAAACAGCGGAGCAGTAGCAGCAATCGCACTTAATTAATTCAAAGGGTAAGAATATTATGTTAACGAGAGAAATTTTAATTGCAAATGCAGCTTTGTCCGGTTTGACGGACGAACAAATTGCGGCAATTACAACATTGTCCGCCAACGACGAAAATAGCGTTATCGCCAAAAAGACGGGCGAAATTTACGGCGGATTGGATGCCGATATTTTGGCGGCGTCCGGTATCGCAAAGAACGGAACCGAAAAGACGTTTGATTACGCAAAACGTGTGGTCGCCGAGTTCAAAACCAAAGCGGAAAGCGCAAGCGCATTGCAAACCCAAATCGACAGTCTGACGAAAGAAAAGGCACGTTTGGAAAAGGCAATTGCCGACGGTGCGACCGATGCGGAAACGGCAAAGGCGTTGAAACAGGCGAAAGCCGATTTAACGGCGGTAACAACGCAGTTTAACGACCTCAAAAGCAAGTACGATGAAGCCGAAAAGAATTTCCAAACGGAGTTGTTCGGCGTTCGTATCGAGGGTGCATTGCAGACCGCAACCGCCGGGTTGAAATTCAAACCGGGATTGCCCGAAAGCGCAACAAAGGTTTTGTTAGCGCAAGCAATCGACAAAATTAAGGGTATGAACCCCGAATATATCGACGACGGAAAAGGCGGTAAAATCCTTGCTTTTAAGGACGAAAGCGGCGCAATTATGCGTAACCCGAACAATCAGTTGAACCCGTACACCCCCGGCGACCTGTTGGCAAAGGAATTGGAAACAATGGGTATTTTGGATAAGGGACGCCAAGCCGGAGGCGGCGGAACGGTTCCCCCGGCGGGCGGTTCCGGCGGTGGTGGCGGAATAACCATTGACGTAACGGGCGCAAAAACCCGTGTCGAGGCTTACGAAGCAATCGCCGCAAACCCTTAACGGCGGGTTCCGAAAAGTTCGACGCCGCAATGAAACAGGCATGGCAGGACAACAATATTGCCGCATTACCGGAAAAGTAAACAACCACGGGTAAAGGGTAAACCCGCATTTAATAACAATTAAATTTTTAACATTATGTCATTAGTAGCAACAAGATTGCAGAATTGGCGGATTGAAAACCCGGAGTTAGACCGTAATATGACCCGCCCGTGTGAGTATGGCGCATTGGATTTTTTCATTGAACAAACCAACGCCCCGTCCTCAATCATTAACCCCAATTTGCGTGACCGTGCGTTTGCGTCCATTGGTAACACGGTACAAGTACCCGTTATCAATTACGACGGCGATGTACAGGTTAGCAATGTCCGTTCGTGCGTTATCGCTGACGATGAAAATACGTCCGCATTGGTAGCGGTCGCTTGGACGACTTATGCCATTGGCTTTACAATGGTTCCCGCCGCCTACATGAACAACGAAATTTCCTATGAACACGACTTTTTGCGCAAAATGGAAAAGACGTGCCGGGCTTTGGCGGACAAATTGGACGTCGGAGCCGTTGCCGCATTGGAGGCAAACAAAACACGGGTGTTCAAAACGTTGCTTAATTACACGAAGTCGGGCAATGTGGTACAGGTTCCAACCCAAATGGCGACCGAGATTTTGGGCGATATTAACCCGATTATGCGGGCTAACTGTTACCCGGAATATATCCACATTATCGCCAACGCCGGGGTTGATAGCCTTATTCGTAAACTTGCACAACATGGCGTTTACAACGACGTAAACAAGCGCATGGAGTACGACAATAAGGTTTTACATTACACGAACAACATAACCGACGAAGCGGGCAAAATGGGAACCATGTTTGCCGTTGCTGACGGTAATGTTGGTATCCTTACACGTGTTGACCATGAGGCATTACGCCGCACCCGTGCGAATTTCCACGAATGGGACGTTGTACGTTTGCCGTACATTGATTTGCCCGTTGGTTCGCACTATTACACCGCCGTTGGCGACCAGTCCGCAATTATGGGCGACGCAACCGCCGATTTGACGTGCGCCGTTAAGGAGTATTTCGGATTTTCCGTTGACGTGGCGTATATGGTTGCTTACAACAGCAACCCGGATATCGTGGCAAACCCGATTATCAAAGCCGAGATTGCCGCCCGCAATCCGAACGAGCCGTTGGGTATGCCTGTATATGTAACCAACGCAGCGGAATTTCCCGCCGGAGGTGCTGGAGGCGAATAACGCCGGAGCATAACGAATTGTTAAACCGAGGGGACGGGGTGGTTATCCCCGCCCCCTTATTTATTTCAAACGCAGATGTACCGATTAAAAGAAATACAGGACGCATTATTGCACGTCGTCGGGTGGGAACAATCATACGACCCGGCAAAGGCGATAGGCGACGAATTAACGCAGACGGAAAGCGGTTTGACGTTTCAAGGTGCGCACCCCCTTGTTACTTTGGATAATGTCCGGGCAATCGTCCCGGATGATTTCGTTTTTCAATATCCGGTTTGGAATATGATAACGGAATACAAAACAGGTGTGAAAGTGCAACACAATGGCAAAGTATGGATTGCCCGCCGGGACAACCAAAATGTCGAACCCGTCGCAAGTGATTTTAACGACGATTTCAACAACGATTATGGAAACCCGGATTGGGGCGAATACAACTATTTATCCGACTATTTGGAAAGGTTGACCCGTAACGGTATCGCCCAAATGGTACAAACATTCACGCAAATAAAGGGATTGGATAAGGAAACAAAGAACCTATTGGAACGGCGCACGTTCTTTGACGGTGCGGGACGTATCCGGGCGACGTTGTCGAATAATCATAAATTAGTCGGGTTTGAAATTGTCCCGGTTCGTTCTATGGGCGTAACAATGAAAATCGAACAAATCGGGTTGCAAATGACGGGCGCAACCGGGGTTGTTCGTATGTATCTTTTCCATTCGTCCCAAATTGACCCGATAAAGACGTTTGATTTGAATTTTACGCAGACAAACGGCGGTTTTCAATGGTTCCCGTTGAAAGATTGTTATTTGCCGTATATCAGTACCGGAAACGACGCCGGGGGGTCGTGGTTCCTTTGTTACAACCAAAACGATTTGCCCGCCGGGATGCAGGCAATTAACATGACAAAGGATTGGAGCCGGGAGCCGTGCGGAACGTGTACGGGTTACGTCGATTTGGAGCGTTGGCGGGAAATAACCAAGTATTTACAAGTATCCCCGTTTATGATGAACGCCCCGGAAACATTCGACGAATACCCGGAGTTGTGGGATATTGCGTTGACGATGTACACCAATACGCAGAATTACGGGTTGAATTGCGAAATAACCGTTGGTTGCGACCTAACGGATTTTATCATTAAGGAAAAGCAGATTTTCCAAACGGTTATCCAACGACAGGTCGCCGCAATCATGTTGCGCACGTTGGCAATGAACCCCGATGTTAAGGTAAACCGGAACCAAGTAAACGCAAGCCGGATGGAAATTCTTTACGAGTTGGACGGCAACGTTGAGGGTCGCCCCGGCGGTTTGGGTTATGACCTTAAAAAAGCATACGAGGCGTTGCGGTTGGATACGCAGGGTATCGACCGTATTTGCCTTACTTGTAATAACCACGGCGTAAAATACCGGACAACGTAAGATTATGGCGGGGTTAAAGTCAATACAGGATTTACGCAACCGGGTTGCCACGTTCAACAATGGGTTATCGTCCGGCGCATACATTCAACAAATCATTTGGGACAATGACGCCTATATTGTTGATATGAACGCCGAGGAACAATTGTTTGAACAGGGTATTAACCGTTTGGGCGTGGATATTATGGATTACGCCCCGTATTCGCCGTTGACGATAGCCATAAAGGAGGAAAAGGGACAACCGACAAACCGGGTAACGTTACGGGATACCGGGGATTTTGAAGCGTCGTTTTTTTTGGAAGTCGGCGACAAACAGTTTGAAATAAAAGCGTCGGATTTCAAAACGGAGGACTTAATAAAAAAGTACGGGCGGCAAATATTGGGATTGACGGACGAAAATATTGCGGCGTTGATTTGGCAATATATATTCCCGGACTTAATGAAGAAAGCAAAAAACGTATTATATGGCAACGAATAAGAGAACAACCCCTATAATTCCCAACCCGGTTTTAATCGACCGGGTTTTGGGGAACATACAAACCGGGTTAATGGATAACGTCGATTGGTTGGACGTCGCATTTGGGCGGGCGCAACGTATCGCCAAAGTGATACAGGGCAAACGCTATTATACCCCGAACGTATATGCGGGCGGGACGGAATGGAGAGGCGACAATGATTATATCGACGTTTCCCCGGATGCCAATATTGGCAATTTTTCGTTCTTTTGGATAGACGACCCGCAAACGGTCGGTTGGGTTCCCAAAGAGCAAAGCGAGATTAAAGCCCCGTTTTCCCTTATTGTTTGGTTCGATTTGCGCAAGGTTTACCCCGGTCAACTCAACAACCGGAATACCGAGGCATTGAAGAACGAAATATTGACCGTCCTAAATGGCGGTTTTTGGCTGAAAGACGGGACGATTGTAATAAACCGGATTTATGAGTTGGCGGAAAACGTGTACCGTGGGTTTACGTTGGACGAAATAGATAATCAATTTTTAATGCACCCGTTCGGCGGTTTTCGCTTTGAGGGTGTATTGTCAGTTAATCAACCTTGTAACATTTAACGATATGGTAACTTTCATTATTTGGGTTTTGGTCGTGGCAACCGTGGCGGCGTTCCTGTTGACCCTGTTAAAAAAGTGGGGCGTTATTGAGTACGTCCAAGTTCACGGCAACGACTTTTTTGTTAAGATGTTCAATTGCGGCTTTTGCTTATCATGGTGGGCGGGGGTCGTTTTGTCCGTCCTGTTTGCTATATGCACCGGGAACCCGGCATTGTTATTGGTTCCGTTTTGTTCAACAGTCATAACCCGCATACTCTTATGAAAACGACAAAGATAGGGGAACGGGCGGTTGTGTTGTACGACAGTATCGACGAATTGCCGATTTTGCGATTTCACGCATATAACAAAATGTTGCTTATCGACGCCGGGGTTGGGTCGGATTTGAACGATTGGGATGCGCATATTGAAAAGGCAATCAGGTTTATCCGAAAGGAAAAGCCGGATTTGGCGGAAAAGGAATTGGATAATTTGCGGCAAAACGTTTATTTCGTCCAATCCGCCATATCGCCAAAGTATTTGGCGTTTGCCTGTTTGGTTAAGTCCGTGGACGGAACCGAATACAACGATATGACGGCGGACGGTTTGCAAAAGGTATTGGATTTATTCGCCGATGCGCCGAACGCCGAGTTGACCGCCCAATTGGAAGCGGTCAAAAAAAAAATAGATGAAGAATTGCAATTGTATTTTCCTAAACTATTCGACGACGCCACGGTTAAAGAGTATTACGACCAATTGAAGCAACGCACGATGTTAATGTTGGATGCGATAATAAAGGGGGACGAAAGCGACAAACGGGAAGAAATAGACCATATTACGACGTTGTTGTTGACTTATACAAAACCCAAATCGTTTAGCGGGTCGGATAGCGTGGAAATACAATACGACAAGCAGTTTGAAAATATGTGTTTGATATTGTCCCAACATTTGCACGTAAACCCAAAATCGTTTACCGTTTTGGAATATTACAACGCATTTGAATACATTAAGGAGCAAGCGAAAAAAAGCAAGCAGAAAAAGCCAAAATAAGGCGATTTAAGGTGTTTTATTTTTCAGACGATAAATTATACATTTGAGAAAAGAAAATTGATTGTAGGGCAAATTGCCCGAAAATAACAAAAACAAATAGTCGGATATATGGCAGATAACAACAACCCAATTAAATATTCTGATTTGGTAAGCCCCGATAATTCGATTACTGATTTGATAAAGCAATTGGATGAACTTTCAGACGCATATACAAATGCGTTGAAAAATATTAGGGCGGAAGCAATTCAGTTGGCGGCGGTTCTGCAAAAGGTTTCCGGGGCAACCGAGGACGGCAGGAACACAACCAAGAAAGCCGCAGACGATGCGGAACGTTTGGCACGTGCGCAACGTGATTTGGCGTTTGCAGAAAGCGAGAACGCCAAAAAGTTAGCCGAGTTAAAATTGGCACAACAGGAAGCGAACCAAATTAATAAACTGATTGTGAAAATAAATCAATCCGCCGAGGGTAGTTATAACCGTTTATCGGCGCAATATTCATTGAATAAGATTTATTTAAACAACATGACTAAAGCCGAACGGGAAAACACCGAGGAGGGGCGAAAATTGGTTGCACAAACCAAAGAAATATACGAAGAAATGAAACGTTTGCAGGAAGCAACCGGGAAATTTCAATTGAACGTCGGAAATTATACGGAGGCGTCCGACGCAATTATTGCGTATGGCGACAAATTAAAAGAAACGTTAGGTTTAAATAGCGCATTTGGCAAAAGTCTTTTGGCGTTAGGACGTGGCGGGGCTGAAAGTAAAGCCGTTTTTACAGCTATTGGCGACGGGGCAAAAGCATTGGGAAAAACTTTGTTGGGATTACTTTCAAACCCGGTTTTTTTGGCGATTGCCGGAATTGCGGCGGCGGGTGCGGCGTTTAAATGGTGGTACGATTATAACGCCGGGTTAGTTGAGGCAACGAGATTGACGCAACAATTTACCGGGAAAAGTGGCGATGATTTGAAAGCGTTTAGAAACGAGGTGCAAGCCGTCGCAGATTCGTTCGGCGCAGATTTTCGGGAAACATTGATTGCAACAAACGCATTATCACAACAATTTGGTATTTCGGCAAATGAGGCATTGCAGTTGGTTAAGGATGGTTTTTTGTCCGGAGCCGATGCGAACGGGGAATTTTTGGACACGTTGAAAGAATACCCGGCATATTTTAAGGAGGCGGGAATATCAGCAGACCAATTTGTTGCAATTGTTACCCAAACAAACAAAATGGGTATCTTTTCAGACAAAGGCGTTGACGCAATTAAGGAGGCAAATTTGCGTTTGCGTGAAATGACGACGGCGACGGCGGCGGCTTTGGATGGTATCGGTATTTCGTCGGAACAAGTTCAAAAAGATTTGCAGACCGGAACCAAAACAACGTTCGATGTTATACAAGACGTTTCCGCAAAATTGGCAGAATTGCCGGATAATGCGGCAACGGTCGGGGCTGCAATTGCAGATATATTCGGGGGTCCCGGAGAGGACGCCGGATTGCAGTATTTGCGCACGTTGAAAGATATTTCAACAAACATGGACGAAGTAAAAGGGAAAGCCGGAGTTTTGGCGCAATTGCAGGAGGAACAATTGCAAAGCCAAATTGAGTTGCAAAACGCATTATCCGGGTTGTTTGACGCAACCGGAGGAAATTTTGAAACGTTGACAACGAAAGCAAAAGTTTTTGTTAACCAAGGATTAACGGCGATAATAAAAGGGGTTATTGATGTTATCAACTACTTTATTGAGTTATACAATGAAAGTGTTTTGATACGTGCAATTTGGAATGGGATTGTTGCCGGATTCAAAACAATGTTTGATACGTTGGGAAATGTGTTTGGATTCTTTATTGATATTGTCAAAGCAACCGGAACGGCATTAAAAGGCGCATTTACATTGAATTTTGACGATGTAAAAAAAGGATTATCAGATTACGCAGCGGCATACGGAAATTTGGTTAAAGCCCAAGTTAAAGACATAACAGAAAATTTCCAAGAGGGTTTGGAGGGTATGCAAAAGAAAATAAAACCGTTAACAATCCCTGTTTCTGTTGGAGATACCCCGACGCCACAAACAGACAATAAGCCCGTAACGACACAGAACCCAACCGTAACGCCAAGGGGTAAAAGCGATGCGGAAAAGGCAGCAGAACAACAAGCAAAGCAAATTGAAGCGGCTTATAAAAAGAATTTGGAGGCAACCCGGAAATTGCAGGATGCACAATTGCAGTTGGAAACCGACGAATGGGCAAAACGTCGGCAGCAAACGCAATATCAGTATTCCCGACAGATTGAGGATTTGCAACACCAATTACAGACCGAAAAGGATTTGAACGAAACCGGACGGCAGGCGATAAACGCAACAATTACGGCGTTAGAACAACAGCAGACAGAGGCGTTGTTGAAAATAGAGCAAGAACGGCAGTTGCAAGAATTGGCATTGCAGAAAGAAAGCATTGAATTACGTTTGCAAGCGGTTAAGCAGGGAAGCGAGCAGGAACGACAATTGCGTATGCAGTTGTTAGAGAATGAAAGACAAACAGCATTGTTGCAGAATGAGCAAAAGCCGACCGGACAACAGCAGGACGCCGGGGTAATTAATGCCGGATTTGACGTTAAGGGAAGCGCAATTGCCGACGAATATTTGCAAGTGCAATTAATGATGTTTGACCAACAACAAGCGTTGGCGCAATCTGAATTTGATTTATTAAGAAATTCAGAAGCCCGGAAAACCCAATTCCGTTTGCAGGCAGAAAAGGAACGTTTGCAAAAGGTATTAGAATTGAACGAGCAAGCAGCCAATAAATTGTCTGATGTTGAAGTACAAACAATTCAAAACACAATAAAAAAGATTGACCAAGAAATTGAGCAGTCAAAAGGAGAGGAACGGGGCAACGATATATACGGTTTGTTTGGGCTGAATTTGGACGACGACCAAAAGGAGGCAATAAGTACGTCCGTATCCTTTGCAATGGAGCAATTACAGGTATTTTTAGATGCGAAATTGCAAGCTGCCGAAGCCGCCGTAAATGCCGCCGACAAAGAGGTTGAAAGCGCACAACGCACGTTGGACGCCGAAAGGGAAGCACGGGCGAACGGTTATGCCTCAAACGTGGTTATGGCACAAAAGGAGTTGGATTTGGCAAAGCGGAACCAAGAAAAGGCGTTGAAAGAGCAACAGAAAGCGCAAAAGGCACAACAGGCAATACAGACAATCCAACAAATCGGAAACCTTGTAACGGCATCCGCTTTGATTTGGTCGCAATTGGGGTTCCCGTTCGCAATCCCGGCAATCGCTGTTATGTGGGCTTCATTTGCCGCCGCCAAAATTAAAGCCGCACAAATGAGTAAAGCCGCCGAGGGTTCGGAAAGTTACGGGGACGGTACGGTTGAATTGTTGGCGGGCGGTTCGCACCAATCCGGGGACGATGTGGATTTAGGAACCAAACCCGACGGACGCCGCCGACGTGCCGAGGGTGGCGAATTTTTCGCCGTGTTCAACAAACGTAATTCCCGGCGTTATCGTCGTTTGATACCCGATGTTGTCCGGGCGTTGAACAATGGAACCTTTGAAAAAAAGTACATGAACGCTTACAACGGGGCAAATGGTATATCCATTAACGTTGCGGGGGAAAACCCGGATTTGCGGGAATTGCAAAACGACGTCCGGGAAATTAAGGAAATGAACCGCCGCCGTTTTATTCCGGTATCTGACGGAACGGTTGAGTTATACAAGAATTTACGACGTAAGTATAAAAGCAATTGAAAATGAACCCAATTTATAAATTTGAATTTGTTAGCGTATTTTGGCGTTACGATGCGTTGTTATCCGCAAGTGGTAATATTATACCCAACGTACCGGGTTATTGTTTTACGGAAACATTTATACCGTTAAATGGTAATCTCCGTTTTCGTGTTGGTTGGGTTGAACCACAAACAGGCGTTTTTTATGACGCTAATTATAACGTATTGGATTATTGGGGTACAAATCATAATTACGCCGACGGTATTGTTACCGCCCCCAATAATTCCGTTTATATCCGTGCCGTATATCGTACTACATTGGTAGAAAACGGGACGGCATATATTGGCAATATGTATTCCAATGACAATTGGATTACAAGCCGGGTTTGTAATCCTGTTTATAAGGACGATTTGGCAAAGGAGTTTGAATTGGAAACGAACCAACGTTTTTACCGTACCAAGTTGTCCGGTAAAATTTCATTTATCCGGGATGATTACGATTATATCAACAATCAACCGTTTGAAACGCAATTCCAATTGTTAATCCGAAAGTCTAACGACGGGGGGAGAACGTGGGGGCAAAATTATTTCAAAGGAAAGTTTTTCAAAACCGATTGCGAGTTTGACGCCGACAACAAAAAATGTACGGTTCAACCCGACCCGTTGGACGATTATAACGACGTTTTGGCGGGATTGGAAAAAGAGTATAATTTGATAACGTTAGCCCCGACAATCCAACGGATAACGATAAACAAGCGTCCATTAATTCAAATATACGTTCCGGGGGATAGTGTTGTTTCTTGTTTTTTGGGCGGAACGAATTGGGAACAAGACGCAAACGCCACGACCGACCAAAACGCATTAGTTAGGACGTATCATTTTGCATTGTGCAATATTTTGAAAGAAATATATATTACGCCAAATAATGGTTCCCCAGCGATAATAAGCGGATTATATACCGGGCGAATGGTTACGGGTTCAAGTGTGGACACTTTCGAGGGAAAATTATACCCGGAATTAAACGTAAATTATTATATCTATATTGCGCAAAAAAAACTTGACGGGTTACCGATTGGGGCTGTTGCAGTCGAGATACGCAAACAATCCAATGACACGGCGATGTTTCGTTATACAAAGACTACAACGTCGCCTTTTGATACATTGGAGTTTGATTTAACCGCTGTTGAGGGTTCCGGCGCAAAGGGTAAAATGCACGCCGATATGAAAAGTTATAATATATATGCCCGATATTTGGTTGATGTTGAGAAAATCCGGGATTTAGATACATACCCGTTACCGTCTGAGGACATTGTAGATAATAATAGAAATTACCGCCGGGCAATTGGTTACGCAATCGACGTGGCGTTTATATCTAATAATTTTTCAGATACGCCGACCGAGTGGGGATTAGCCGACAACGGAAAGTATTTTGCGCCACCTTATTCCATATACGGGAAAACCTTTTATCCAATCGCCCGGTCAACGTGGCGTTATGCGTCGTTGTGGTTTGGATTTTATTTGATGGATTGGATATTAGAGGAACAAGCCCGAAAAACATATACTTTGCGGGATGCGTTCCCGGTTGCGTCTTGTATATCTGTTTTGCTCAATCAGATTGCGCCGGGTATTACCCACGCAGCCACGGCGGAATACAGCCAATTTTTATACAGCGGTAACAACCCAATATCCGGGTTGAATTTCCGTTTGCTTGTATCACAGAAAACCAATATTATAAACGGGGAATATCAGACACCCGCACAAAAAGCCCCGACGACCTTACAACAATTTACCAATATGTTACGGGATTGTTTCAAATGCTATTGGTTTATTGAGGACGGCAAATTTAAAATTGAGCATATCCAATATTTCCGCAATGGCGGTTCCTATTCCGGCGGGGTTATATTAAGCCACGATTTGACAAAGGAATTGAATTTGCGCAACGGGAAACCGTGGGCGTTCAACACGTCGGAATATTCGTTTGATAAGGTCGATTTGCCGGAACGTTACCAATTTGAATGGATGGACGACGTTACGGCGGCATTTGAAGGGTTGCCGATACAAGTAATAAGCAAGTATGTAACGCCCGGAAAGGTTGAGGAAATTAATATATCAAACTTTACGTCCGATATTGTTAAACCCCGGCAATATGAGTTCGGACGGGTTCGCCTTGTTTGCCGCCGTTCCGCCAACGTCCGGGTCGCAATGGATATTACCATTTACCCGCCAAACTATTAACGGGGTCGAATACTTTTTGCAAAACGGATATTTGGCGTTTATCAATCTGCAATCCCCGTATTGGTTATATGATTTACCCGCCCGTCGTGTATCAATAAACGGTTCCGAGGTTTACGCCCGTGGCATTGAGAGAAAGAAGAAACAAACGTTTAGTTTTCCGGCAAATGACGACCCAAACCCGATGCAGCTAATAAAGACTTATATCGGTAACGGTCAAGTTGATAAACTTTCAGTAAATTTGTGTAGTCGAAACATTAAAGCAACGTTGAAATATGATACAGAATAACAATATAAGCGTATTGCCGTGGTACACGTCAATAGAGCAGCAGAACCACCGTAAAAGTTACGCATACGGGCAAATATACCCATTGTTCGCACCGGCTGATAGATTATTGCCGTTTCAGATAATAAGAAATACCCGTTCAAATTCTGTTACGTCTGTTATTCTATATGATAAAACCGGAAAACAAATTGCAAATATAACAACATACATGAGGGAAACCGGATTGCAAGTTGTCCAGTTTCAGTCGTTGGGATATGATGTAATATTATACCCGGCAATATTACCCATGCCGTTAAATCAGTTTGACGGAATTTATTATTTGCGGTTATCTGATGGCGTTCAAACGTGGTATTCTGAAATGTTTACGGTTGTGCAAGACGTTTCCGGTTATTTGAAAATTGATTGGTGGGACATTGAAAATTTAGTATTTGACGCCGGGCAAATAGTATATAAAAACCCGGATTTCAAAAATACGTTGTACCTTTGTACAGAGTTGGGAAAACCGGATTATGAATTTGAAGAGGATGGAGAGGAAAGGGACGGTTATTTTTTCCCGGAAAAACAAATTTCGGTAAAGACGTTCAAATGTACTATATTAGCACCGGAGTACCTTTGCGATGTTATGCGATTTATTCGTATGGCTGATTATATACATATAACAGACAAATACGGCAGGGAATACGATTGCGACACGTTTTTAATTACCCCGAAATGGCAAACGCAGGGGGATTTGGCAAGCGTGGAAATTGAGTTTAAAACAAATACCGTCGTCAAGAAAATAGGACGTAGCTATATAATAGCAAACAAAGGAGATTTTAACGGCGATTTCAATAATGATTTCAAGAACAATTAAATTATTAGATTATGGGAAATTACGAACAATTAAAACAAGCGGTTTCCGATGTAATTAAAACAAACGGGAACCAAGAAATTACCGGGGCAATAATGCAAAATGCTTTATTGTCTATTATTTCAACGGTTGGAAGTAACGCAACATTTGCAGGAATTGCAACACCGGAAACAAATCCGGGACCCCCCGACCAAAATGTTTTTTATATAGCAACAGAAAACGGAATTTATTCAAATTTTGGCGGTATTACTATACAAGACGAAGTTGTCATATTTTCAAATAAAAATGGGAGTTGGCGAAAAAATGTAACTGGTATTGCTGCAAGTAATAATTTATTACAAATAGAAAAAGAGTTTGAAAATGTAAAGATTAGTACACAAGGGGTTATTATCAATAGTGATGGGATAACACCTAATTTGTCAAAGTATGTTTGGGCTGATGTAAAATTACCTTTGTTTGCAAATGTAGAATATCTTTTGAATATAAGCGGGAATTTAACATTGGATTCAAGTGCGGTTTCTCCATACTATCAAATAGTAGGAACAAATTTGCAAAGTCAAGAAAGTATAATTGATACTTATATTTCTAAGCAAACATTTGTTGAAGAAAACGTTGAAATAAAACCGACCCAAGACGTTTATTTAAGAATTAGAGTAAGAGGTTACAAAAGCGGAGAAATAAGCATTGAAGTAAACGGCGAAGTATTAAGAAGAATAGAAGATTTACAAAATCAAATAAATAATATTAGCACTGACACCGTAAAAGGATTGTTTGAAAAAGAAGAACAAATATCTTTTAAAGTAAAAGATGGCTATTTGTGGACATCGCCAAGTAAAGAACCAATAGCGAGGCCGGGTTTTAGCTGCACTAATAAAATAGCAATTAAAAAAGGGGAAACCATTAAAACAAAAGATTGGAATTTTGCTTCATACGCCGCAATGCTTTTTGATAATAACGGAAACATTGTGAAAAATAGAATAAATAGCAGTGAATTTGTTACAGAGGACGACGATAGTAAAACATACGTTATACAAGATGAAAATGTTGCATATATCGGATTAAATTATTTGGGAAATTATTCTGATAATCCAATTGCGAAAATATATGTAGTTCTTCTTGAAAATGTGTTTAATTACTCTCTGATAGAAGAAAAAGTACAACAGCAAATAAACGATAGTATAAAAGTTGTTTATAGTAGTATTGACGTTTATATAATAGCCGGACAAAGTAACGCAGATGGGAGGGGATATATTAACCAATTGGAAGCAGCCTATAAAAGAAGATATACAATACCGTATTTATGGCAGAATAGAATAAACAGCATTGAAAATATATATAGTCCAACGTCAACATTAAAAGACAGATTTGGCGTTGAATTATCAATTGCGGGAGAATTAGAATTTAGAAATACAAATGCAATAATATTAAAAAGGGCTATTGGTGGAATACCATTATACCCGTTATCAAGTTATTCGTATTGTTGGAAAATAGGAAAAAGTAATTCTATGTATCCTTTATTAAAGACAATGATAGATACAGTAAAAGAAATAAATGATGGTAAAACAATTAATTGGAAATTTGTTTGGCTTCAAGGTGAAACGGATGCAGAACACCAAGAGGCGGCAGCAGCATATCAACAAAATATGGAAGAACTTATTTCGCAATTAAAAACAGATACGTCAGAAAGTATAAAAATTGCGATAGGAAGGTTAAAAGAAAGTACATACGGCGATTATATAGCGGAAGTAAATCAAGCATTTGAAAATATAGCAAGTTCTGATGTAAATGTAACCGTTGTTGATACTGATAGCTTACAATTGTACGACGCTTATCATTACACAACAGATAGTTTTAACAAATTAGGAATAATGATGTATAACGCATTAAATTCATAAAAATGGAAAAGATATTTAATTGGGAGCAATGGCGGATAATAGCCATTTCAGCAGCAAGCCCGGTTTTAGGGTGTTTGACGCCAACAAGGGGGTTTGTGTATGCTTTAATAGTAATGTTTGTGTTTAATATTTGGGCAGGAATGAGGGCGGACGGCGTGGCGATTGTGCGATGCAAAAACTTTTCGTTCCGTAAGTTCAAAAACGCATTGTGCGAATTTCTGTTGTATCTGTTTATCGTGGAGGAGATTTTTGTAATAATGGAAAATTGCGGCGATGAAAATGCGGCGGTTATCGTGGTAAAATCACTAACATACGTGTTTATATATGTGTATTTGCAAAATGCGTTCCGCAATCTGATTATTGCGTACCCCCGGAATTTGGCATTACGTATTATTTACCATGTTATCCGTTTGGAGTTTACAAGGGCTTTGCCGTCGCATTTGCAACCGATAATTGACAGATTGGAAAAAGAATTTGGGGACGACCCCGACAAAAACAATAAAAAGAAAGGAGAAAACGAAAATGAGTAAAGTTGTAATTCTTGATGGAGGTCACGGCGTGGATTGTGCCGGGAAACGTTCCCCCATTTGGGGGGACGGTTCCCAATTGTTTGAATGGGAGTTTAACCGTGATATTGTACGCCGTATTGCGGCGATGTTGAAAGCGGAGGGAATAAAGTTTGAAATTTTGGTACCGGAGGACAACGACGTATCATTACCGGAACGTTGCCGACGTGCAAACGTTATCCATGCGGATTGCGGCAACAACGCCGTTTTGTTTAGCGTTCACGGGAACGCCGGAGGCGGCACCGGGTGGGAATGTTATACCAGCGTAGGACAAACGAAAGCGGATGCAATCGCAACCGTACTTTGTAATGAGGCGGAAAAAGAGTTTGCCCCGGATGGTTGGAAAATGCGCTTTGACCATACCGACGGCGACCCGGACAAAGAAAACCAATTTTACATTCTGAAACATACGGTTTGCCCGGCGGTATTATCTGAAAACTTTTTCATGGATACC